GTGGTGCAAGACCTGAACATTTAAGAAATGCTGAAATAGTTATTTCTGAATCTGATGATGAAGGTGTTATCACTACAAATTGGGACAAAATTTATAAAAAATAATTAATTAATTAAATAAAAAAAATAAGATGGCAATTGGAACTAAAGATGTAAAAGGTGGTGGAACAAGTATTAACAAAACTATCAGTCCAGGTAATTATAAATTAAAAATCAACACTATTGTAGCAGAAGAGTTTAAATTTATTCCTGATGCATTGAACATATTATTAAATGTTGAGACTGAACCTATAAATGGTTTTGAAGGTTTCTTTATTGATAAAGATAATGAGTCTTTAGGTAGATATTCAGGACAAATTGGTAGAGTGAAAGCTGGTCAATATGCATTTGCAGATGGTACTACTAAATCAGGTATTGAAATTAATAGAGATAACAGTATTTTAGTATTTATAAAAGCTCTTTGTACTTCATTAGATATCTTAGATTGGTTTGATGCTCAAGATGAGAAACATGACTCAATTGAAGAATTCATTGAAGCTTTAAATAAAGAGAAACCTTTCAAAGATAAATTTTTAGATTTTTGTATAGCTGGTAAAGAATATGAAAATAGAGCAGGTTATACAGCTTATGATTTACATTTACCAAAATCGTCTAGAGATGGTTATGCTTTTTCACAAGTTGACTCAGGTAAAACTTTATTGTTTTCAGAAAGTGCGCATATCAAAAGAAATACTCCTAAAAAAGTAGATAGTTTTGCGTCTAATAATACAGAATCAGGTACAGCTACAGCTTCAGATTTTGATTTAGATTAATTCAATCATTATTTTAATCTTAAGGGTCTCATTAAAGAATGGGACCCTTTTTAATTTAACTGTATCATGCTATCAACAAAAACAGTAATAGAATTAACAGATGTACCAGATATATGGATATATGAAAATTACTTGAGTATAAGTGAGCCTATGGATGGTAGAGAAATAGTTATAAAGTCAGCGTTTAAATCTGAAAAAACACCATCCATGTTTATCTATATTGCTGATAACATGCGTTACAAATTTAAAGATTTCTCTTCTGGTTATCAAGGAGATTCCATTGAATTGGTAGAAAAACTCTTTAATTTAAAAAACAGAAGTTTAGCAGCAAATAAAATTGTAAAAGACTATCAAGAGTATCTTAAGTATAATAAGAAAGTTGTGAAACCTAAAGTTAAAATTTATGAGAAATATAAGCTTTGTGAACATGAAGTTAGACACTGGTCTTCGTTTGATGCAACATATTGGAAACAGTTTCATATTAGTTCAAATACTTTAGAACATTTCAATGTGCAACCCTTGTCTTATTATAAACTATCAAGAACTGAAGAAGACGGGTCACTTAGTGTAATTGAATTTAAAGGTAACCATCTATATGGCTATTTTAATAAAGATGGTGATATATACAAAATATATCAGCCTAAAAATCTTGATAAAAAGTTCTTATTAGTAAAGGATTACTTACAAGGTAAAGATCAGTTGACTTTTAAAAGTAAATATTTATTGATTACATCATCATTGAAGGACTTAATGTCTTTTTATGAAATGGGTATTAATAATATTGAATGCATTGCTCCAAATAGTGAAAATTCAATGATTTCTGAAAAGAATATTAATTACTTAAAAAGTAAGTATCATAAAATAATTGTGTTACTTGATAATGATGAAGCTGGTATTAAGTCAACAGCTCAATATAAAAACAGGTATGGGTTATCCGGTATCCATTTACTGCTGGAAAAAGATATTTCTGATTCTGCAAAAGAGCATGGTCAAGAAAAAACAAAAACTGAAATATTCAAAGAACTGAAAAAAACGTTAAATCCTGAAAAATAACAAATATGGACAAAATAACTAGTTTAAGTAAAACCAGTAAAGACCTGATGTTTAAAGAGCCTTATTATGGGTTCTTTTTAATCATGTTAAATAAAACGTGGACTGACAGAATACCTACAGCAGGTGTTAGTAAACATAATATTAATTTCCAACTGGCTATTAATGAATCTTTTTGGATGTCGTTAACAGATGACACAAGAAAAGGTTTACTCAAACATGAGCTCTTACATATTGCATTCAATCATTTAACAATTTATTTTGATTTTGCAGATAGAAAGATGGCCAATATTGCAATGGATATGGAGATTAACCAATACATTGAAAAGTCATGGCTACCTGAAGGTGGTATTGATATAGATGACTATCCGGATTTAAATTTAGATAGAAAAGCAGGTTGTAGATATTACTACAAAATGCTGAAAAAAGCTCAAGAACAAAAGGAATCTCAAGGTACAAGTGGTGATGAAAACTTTGATTCATTATGTGATCAATTAGAAGGTAATTCAGGAAATCCTGGTAATTCAAAAGATCCTAGTGATGAAAGTGATAATAATCAAGGTAATAGTTTACCCGATCACTCTACTTGGGAAGAGTTTAAAGACTTATCAGAATCAGAAAAAGGACTTATTGAAAAACAAGTTCAGAAAATTCTACAAGATGCTAAAGACATGACCCAAAAGAAAAGAGGTACTGTACCTGGGGAAATAGAAGGTGTCATAGTACTTGAAGAACTTAAAATTCCAAAATTTGATTGGAAAAGCTACATAAGAAGATTCAATGGTGTATCAACAAAAGTTTACACCAAAAAATTAAGAAGAAAAGAAAATAAAAGATACTCTGATAATCCAGGGTTGAAAATTAAAATGCGTCAACATATATTGTTAGCTATTGATACATCAGCATCTGTATCTTCAGAAGAACTTATTGAATTTATGAATGAAATACATCATATTTATAAATTAGGTACAGATGTTACAATCATACAATGTGACACGTTAATAAGAAGTATATTACCTTACACAGGTGATAAAGATTTAAAAGTACATGGTAGAGGAGGAACTTATTTTGATCCTGTCCTAGAGTATGCCAATGCAAATTTAAAAAAATACACTAGTCTTGTGTATTTTACAGATGGTGAATGTTTTGCTAGTGTGAAACCTAAAATACCTACATTATGGGTATTATCTGAAAGATCAGGTATGAATGATTCTTTACCAGGTAAAGTAATAAAACTTGAATTATAAAAATTAAAAATTAAAAATTAAAAAAATGGCTCAAACAAAATTAACTGTAGAAGAATTAAAAGGTTTTATCAAATATGTAATTGGTAATAATAAGTTTATTCAAGATAAAAATAAAATACCTACAGCAATAGCTGTAACTGGTGATGCAGGATTAGGAAAGACTTCTTCAATATTAGCTGTTGGTGAAGAATTAGGTTTAGAAGTTGTAAAAATAAATTTAACTCAGATTGAAGAGTTAGGTGACTTAGTAGGGTTTCCTTACAAAGAGTTTGAAATGAAAAAACAAGATGGTACTATTAAATGGGTGCCTGAAACATTAATGGAAACATACATAAAAGCTAAATATGTTCCTACAAGTAGAAATAGAATGTCATATGCTGCACCAGAATGGATTGAAGGTAAATCTGATGGTGGAATACTATTATTAGATGATTTTAATAGAGCTGACAATAGGTTTATTCAAGCATCAATGGAATTAATTGATAGACAAACATATATTTCTTGGAAATTACCTAAAAACTGGCATATACTTTTATCACAAAATCCTGATAATGGAGATTATAATGTAAACTCTCAAGATATAGCTCAAACAACTAGATATATATCTGTAGATGTTAAGTTTGATTCTGATGTTTGGGCTAAGTGGGCTGAGACTGAAGGTTTAGACAATAGATGTATAAATTTCATACTAATGAATCCTGAGTCAATTACAAAAGAGGTTAACTCAAGAGCTGCAACTACATTTTTTAATGCTATTAGTTCAATTGAAAAATTTGAAGAATCTCTTCCTTTAATTCAAATGATTGGAGAAGGCTCAGTTGGAGAAGATTTCACTAGCATGTTTACAATGTTCATCAATAACAAAATGGATAAGATTATTTCCCCTAAAGAAATTCTTACTAATCCTAATGAAACTTATGTTATTGGTGCATTAAACTCTTGTATTGGTAAAGATGATGACTTTAGAGCAGATATTAGTAGTATTGTTGCAACTCGTATAGTAAATTATGCATTAGTTATGGCAAATAAAGGCACTGTTGATGCAAAAGTAACAGATAGAATAATCAAATTAGTCACAGATTGTGAATCTTTTACTGATGATTTACGATACTACATGGTCAAGGAATTATTGGCTGGTCACAAGGTTAAATTTGCAGGATTAATGAGAAATACTCAAGTAATGAAGATGTCTTTAAAATAAAAAAACATTATTCAGTTTCCCATAAAAAGAACAATAAATAAATTTAAAACAAATATAAGAGGAGTTAATTAACTCCTCTTTTTAATTTAAAAAATATGAAAACACGTTTAATAATAAATTTTGAAGTAGGTAAATATTATGAAACAGAAAATATCAAAGATTTAACTTTTAAACTAAACTCTTGTCATGCTTCATTTAGTATTGAATCTATAAATGAATTAATATCTTCAAAAACATATGAGCCTGAACACAAGAATAAGTTATTTATTGCTAAACATTGCAATATACCTAGAGTTAAAGTTAAAAACTTAACTGAAAAATATAAAATAAAAGTTACAACAAAATTAGATAACGCTGATGCTATATTTATAAGTAAAAATTACTTAACAAAAATGACTTCTAGTATATACAATATGTATGAATACGATGGTCAAACTTTTAAAAAGTTATTAAGTTACTTAAGAAAAGAAAACTTAATAACTAAAGATGATTATGAAATGATTATTATTGAAAACAATAGTTTTGATTTAAATAATGATAAGATTCCTGAAAGTATTTTAGTTGATTATAGAACTAGCAGTTTTATTGAAAGTTTAAACTTAAGTCTAGAACCATCTTCACAAGTAAAAAGTATTAAAAGTAATCTTACGCATATTCTAACTAATAATGGATATGAATATACTAAATCTTTAATAAGTTCAAATAAACCAATATATTTTGAAACAGATTTAATGGTTCATTTAAATGCGGAAGATGCTATAACAATTGAAGAAGATACTTATGAAACATTAGATGAGATGTTATCAAGTTCTGATAATGATAATACAACATTAGCTATGGAAATTATGGCAAATGCAGATTTTAAAAAATCATTACCTTATTTGCTAGTATTGTTATTCAAGTATTCTCGAAAAATGGATTATAACCCTACAAAGAAGCACGTTAATTTTAAATCTTTAATTAGTCTTATACCATCAGGTTTAAATTATCATATCCATCCTTACGAATTAATAAATTACTTAAAGCAATATAATATATTCACAGTTGAAAATGTTAATATTTTATTAACATGTTTAGGTGTTAGGTTATTAAATGTAGAAGACCCTGAATTATCAGGATTTACAGTTAAAAGCGTTTCATTAACTGATGAAAACTTAGAACTTTTAAATGTAAATTATGAAAGAAAAATGCAAAAAGATTATATTCCTGTAGAAAAAGAGGAAGTTATAAAACCAGAACTTATAAATTTTGACAATTAATGGAAAAAGAAATGCAAGAAGAAATGGTAAGATTTTATTCTTACCCTTTCAATTTTAGTTACTCAAGTATAAACAAATTATTATTTTCACCTAAGTCTTTTTATAGACATTACATCTTAAATGATAGAGAAGATTCTGTAGATGCTCATTTAGTAGGTGGTAAATTATTACATTGTTTAGTTCTTGAACCTGAAAATTTTAATAATAACTTTGTAATACTTCCTGGAAAAGTTCCTAAAGATAATCACCGTTTAATAGTTGATGAAATTTTTAAAGTATTTGATTCACAACCCGATAGAGATTTAACATTAAAAGACTTTTCTACAGAAATATTGAATTTAATGAAAAGTCTAGATTGGCATCAAAAATTAAAAACTGATGAACAAAGATTAAATAAAGTTATAAATGAAGATAACAATTCTTATTTTAAATTTCTTAATGATAAACAAGGTAAATCTGTAATTGATCCTGTAATTTATGCTAATATTAAAATAGCTGTTGATGAAATAAAAGCTAATGAAAATGTTTGTAATTTAATGCAAATTGATATAGAGCCTGCAGAAGGTGTTGAAGTATTTAATGAATTAATGCTTAAAATGCCTTCAAAAAAATTACCATTTGGGTTTAAAGGAGCTGTTGATAATGTTGTAATTGATCACAATACACAAACCATATTTATAACAGATTTAAAAACATTAGGTAAAAACATTCAAGATTTTCCTGATTCTGTTGAATACTATAAATACTGGATGCAAGCTGTAATATACAAACATCTTGTAATTAATGAATTCTTAACTAAAAAAGATAAATCATCTAAAGATTGGAATATAGTTGTTACATTTGTTGTAATTGACAAAAACAATCTTATATATCCTTTTCAAGTTTCTCAAGAATCAATGATTGAATGGGAAAAACGGTTCACGGAAGTATTAAAAGAAGTCTCTTATCACTATGTAGAAAAAGACTATAATCTTCCTTATGCATTAGCATGTAACACAGTAAAATTATAATATATATGGAAATCAGTACGCTTTATAAGGTATACTTTCAAAAGTCTAAGATATTTGTGTATCCGCTCTTAGATATCAAAAAAGGGACAGGTGTAACTCCAATACAAACGTATTTTAAATTGGAGGGATGTGTTGAACCCGAGGATAGCAAGCTTGTAGCTGTTTATGAAAAAAGAAATGATGATGAATTCATCAAATTTGAAAAAAATATATTACTGAAACACACAAGACTAATAGATTACCAAGAATCAAATGGTTTAATAACATGTACATTTGATTTTGGTGATATAAAAACTGATTGGGAACATCTTATAGCCGGAAGGTATAGTAAGATGAATCCAAAAATAAAGCGTAAGATTAAAGATTACTTCAAACACTCTGCTTCCAATGCAAAATACATTGAAAGTTACCTTTTTCCTGAAAAGTTTTATGCAATTTATGCTGAGTTACTTGGCGTAACAGTGAGTTTGTTAGAAACAGCTGTAGAATTATGTGATAAGCCTAATCTTGAAAAAGAAACTTTAGTGTTTGATGAAGTACTTGAATTATTAAATAAATAGTATTAATTTTAAAAAAAAAATAAAAGAATGTCAGAAAATTTAAAACCAACAATGATGTTAGTATCATCAGACTGGAATGATAAACCATCATTCAGATTAATGCCTGTTACGGATAACTGTCCTTATGTAGAATGTCTATATGATCCAGAATCAAAAGTATTTGTAGTAATTTCCAAAGTGAAAAAGACTTCCTTACACATGTTACCAAAACTTGATGAAAATGGAGATCCTATGGCTACTAAAGTACCAAGAAGAAACGGTAAGTTAATAAAAGAAGAAAGAAAGTCTATTGAAACATTTCAGGAGTATTATATTGGTTCTGTTATTGATATTCAAACATTAATCAAGTTACATGCTATTAATGAATCACAATTTGATTATTTAAGTCTTTTAAATACTGAAAAGTCAAAAGGTTCTGATACAGATATTGATAAAAAGTAATAATACTATTTTAAGATAATTAAAGGAGGGTGTTAAAACCCTCCTTTTTTAATGCAAAAAATATGGAGAAAACACATTGGGTGATGGATTATGAAACAATATCCAATTGTTTTGTAGCTGTGTTTATAGATGTAAAAAGTGATCATAAAGAAATATTTGTTGTTCATGATTTAATCAATGATTTTGATAATTTCATAGAGTTTTTAAAGAGAAATATCTTACACCATGAGTGGCATGTATCTTATAATGGATTAGCATTTGATGCTCAAATTACAGAGTATATAATAATGCATGCTGAATCTTTAACTTTTATGTCAGGTTGTGAAATTGCTTCTTGGATATATGGCAAAGCTCAACAAGTAATAAGTGCTAAGAACAGAAACGAATTCTTAGAATTTTATGAGAAAAACATGCATATCAATCAAGTTGACTTATTTAAACTTAATCATTGGGATAATCCTGCAAAAAGATCCAGTCTAAAATGGATACAATATAGTATGGACTGGCACAATGTTTTAGATATGCCTATTGAACATACTGCAACTATTACCACACATAATGAAATTGATGAGATAATTAAGTATTGTATTAACGATGTAGAATCTACTAAAGCTATAATGTACATCAGTAAAAAACAAATAGCTTTAAGAAAAACACTAACTGAGCAATACAATATACCTTTATTTAGTGCTTCTGAACCAAGAATAAGTAAAGAGTTGTTTTTACATTTTTTAAGTGAAAAAACAGGTATAAAAAAATATGAACTGAAACAATTAAGAACAAATCGTACACAAATAGTTGTAAAAGATTTAATATTACCTTATATAAAGTTTGAAACAGCAACTTTTCAAAAATTACTAAAGAGGTTTAATGAGATAACTGTTTATCCTGAACATACTAAAGGAGGTTTCAAATACTCAATAAATTATAAAGGTGTAAAGACTGATTTTGGATTAGGTGGTATACATGGTGCTAAAACATCAGGTGTTTATGAAGTTACTGAAAATACTATAATAATGACTTCAGATGTTGTAAGTTATTATCCTAATTTAGCTATTAGAAATGGTTGGGCTCCTGCACATTTACCTACACATGATTTTTGTGAGTTGTACGAATGGTTCTTTAATGAAAGAAGAAAGATACCTAAGTCTGATCCTAGAAATTATGTTTACAAGATTATATTAAATTCAACTTATGGTTTATCAAATGATAAACATAGTTTTCTATATGATCCTGAATTTACAATGCGTATAACAATAAATGGACAATTAAGTTTATGCATGTTATATGAAATGATTACTGAAAGAATCCCTGGAGCACAGCCTTTAATGCAAAATACTGATGGTTTAGAAACAATAATACCAAAAAACTATGAAAAAGAATATTTAGATATTTGTAAAGAATGGGAAGAAATAACAAATCTTCAACTTGAACATGATAAATATTCTAAATTAATTTTAGGAGATGTAAATAATTATATAGCTCTTACTGAATTTAATGAAGTTGATAAAGATAAGTATCTTAAATTAAAAGAATCAGCTCCACATTATGTTTATAAAGAAGAGATTGGTAAATATTACTATAAAGCTTCTAAGTGTAAAGGTAGATTTGAGTTTAATGATTTAGCTTTACATAAAAATAAAAGTTTCCTCATTATACCTAAAGCCATATATGAATATTTCGTGCATGGTGTTGAACCTGAAGATTATTTTAAAACTCAACATAACATTTTTGATTTTTCTGGAGGTAAGAAAATTAAAGGTAATTGGGAATTTATTCAACATTATGTTAAACCTGTAATGGATCCTGAGTATGCAAAATATACAAAGGAAGAGAAGGTTACTTATTTATTAGCAAATGGTTGGGAGCAAGTATGGTCTGATAATAATTGGGTGAGAGTTGACAGTAAATATAAAGAAGCCAACACAGGTATTTCAACTAAAAGTGCTTTCAATAGAACTGCACCAAAAATAGGTGAATATAACTATGAACCTTTACAAAAAACTTTAAGATACTATATATCTAAAAAAGGGTGTAAAATTCTTAAAACAAACAAAGATGATGGTAGAAAGACTCAAATAGAAGCCGGTAAATGGCATCAAACTTTGATGATGAATTATATAGAAAAACCATTTCAAGAATATGATTTGGATATGTCTTATTACATTGATAGTGTAAAGAGAGAACTGAAAAAACTAGAGGTTAAAGTAACAAAACAATTAACATTATTTTAAAATGGCAACGAGAGCAAAAGTAGTAACAAAAGAATTTTTACAAAATGTAGCAGCACCTCAACACGCTGATACGTATACAGTAATAACGCATGATTTTGTCATGCAAAACACATTGGAGCAATTAGAAAAGCATGGTTTTTCTGTAGATAAGGAAATATATAGAGCAAATGCTGAAGGTACTCTTGCTCAAGGAATGTATTATTTAAAGCACAGTCAAGATGATGACATGGGTATGATGTTTGCTTGGTCAAACAGTTATGATAAATCTATGAGATTTAGATGTGCAATTGGTGGATATGTATACACTTCATTAAATGGAGTAATTGATGGTGACGTAAACACCTGGGGACGTAAGCATGTTGGTACTGCAGATCAAGAAACTATTCAAACAATTGTTAGTCAAATTAGTAATGCAGGAAGTTATTTTAATAACTTAATCGCTGATAAGAATATAATGAAAACTATCATCTTAACTGATAATATGCTCAATAGATTTATTGGAGCTCTTTACTTGAAATATAATATTGTTTCAAATGAACAGATTTCCATTATTAAGAAAGAGTTGTCCAAGCCTTCTTTTGATTATAATTCTGAAGCAAGATCTCTTTGGAGTGTTTATAACCATGTAGCGTTATCTTTAAAAAGATCTCATCCTAGAAATTGGATGGATCACCAAACAAGATTACACATGGTTGTAACTCTTGAATTTAATTTAATTAACTATAAAGCTAAAACTTTAGAAAATAATTATGGTGAGCCTGAAAATCAAACTAATCTTTTGACACAAATTGAAGAAGCTGAAGAAGTTAAATCAACTGACATTATAATTGAAGTTGTTAAAGAAGAGTCTCAAGATAAAGAGTTTGTTGAAGAAAATGTTGAAGAAACTTTAGATACTGTTACTGATAATAGTGATGAAGATAGTCCAAATGACGTTGAAGAAGATCTAGTTACTGAAGAAAGTGATAAAGTAGAAGAAGAATTTCTTGATTCCATTGAAGATAATAGTTTTGAAATCTTTATTGATAGCTCAAAACCTCAAGTAGAAACTGAGCCGGAAACTGAATCAAATGATAACTTTGAATCACTTGATTTTGAAGATAAAGATGAAGAAAATGAGGATTCAGAATTTGAGCTTTGAAAACAAAAAAAGTAGTCAGAAAAGCTTTAGATATTAAAGAATCTGGTAGAAGTTCAGATTATATAAGTCCTAGTTTTATTTATGAATGTGGTTTTAATTGTGCTTACTGTTATGTTAAAAGACATAATGGTAAGTACATTACCATAGCAAAAAATAATGGAGATTTATTATCTGCTATTAATGATCATGTGGCTTGGTTACCTGAAAAAGAACCTAATCAAACACACCCTTTGTATTACACTTACGATATAGGTTGCAACAGTGATATAGGATTACATTATAAACAAATAAACTGGAAATATATATTTGATTTTTTTAAAATGCATCCTAGAGTAATGGGAACTTTTGCTACAAAAACAGTAACAAATGAGTTTTTAAATTACAATCCTGATGGTAAAATAAGAATTAGGTTTAGTTTGATGCCTGAGAATATCAGACAGATATTAGAACCTAATACTAGCAATATAGAAGAAAGGTTATATGCAGTAAGGTTATTCCAAGATGCAGGTTATGATGTTCATCTTAACTTTAGTCCTGTTATATATTATGACAAGTGGTTACAAGACTATAAAGAATTGTTTAATCAAGTTAAAGATATAGCTCATAGAGATCATTGGGATTTAGGTAATCCTGTAAAAGCCGAAGTTATTTTTCTTACTCATAATGAAAGTAAACACTTTAAAAACTTAGAAAATAATTTAAAAGGTGAAGATTTATTGTGGAGTAATAGCATTCAAGAATCTAAAATATCACAATATGGTGGTAAAAATGTAAGGTACAAACACAAACTTAAAAATGAATGGATTAATGAGTGGAGAGCATTGCATGACAGAGTAATACCTTGGAACACAATACGTTACATATTTTAAACAAAACAAAGATGAGTAAAGCAGGAAGAAAAAAAGGTGGTAAAAACACTGTAAAGAATGCCTCAAAAATTATTAAAAATGCACAAATAAAAAAGAAACAAAATGAATAAAAAAACAGATAAAGTCTTGGTTCGCTTAGGGTTTTAAGGATAGTATTGTAACTAAAGAAGAATCAGAATCAGAATTAGGTGAGTATTAAAAACCTGACTTTTACCTTATAAGTTATAAAAATAATGAAGGTAATGAATGTGAAAAAGATAGTACATATTTTAATCAAACAAAAAATTAATAAAATCAATATAAATTATGGTTGAAGCAATAACAGCATTTGATAAAACTATTTATAAAAAAGATAGTAAAGGTAAAATTAGATTTTTACGTGTATATAATGAAGGTTCAGAATTAGTTCAGGAATCAGGATTATTGGATACAGAAAGTCCTATAATCCACAAATCAACAGCAAAAGCCAAAAACATAGGTAAAGTAAATGAAACAACGCCTGAAAAACAAGCATTTTTAGAAGCTGTTTCTAAAATTGAAACAAAAATGAGTGAAGGGTACTTTACGTCTGTTGCAGAAGCAACAAACACAAAAATTATCTTACCAATGTTAGCTAAAGAATATGAGAAAGAAAAACACAAGATTGTTTATCCTTGTTATGTACAACCTAAGCTTGATGGTATGAGATCTTTAGGTGGTAAAGACAAACCGTTGATTTCCCGTAAAGGGAAGAAGATTACCACAATGTCTCACATCCAGGCAGATTTAAATACTCTCTCTAGTGAATACTATCTTGACGGTGAATTATACGCACATGGTAAAAGTTTTCAGGAAAATATGAAAATTATTAAAAAAGACCGTGGTCAAGAAACTAAAAATGTTAAGTATCATGTATATGATTTAGTTTGTGAAAAAATATCTTTTACTGAGAGATATGATGAATTAAAATCAATTGTTAAAGACTTACCTAATATTGAAATTGTACCTAGAATAACTATTCAAAATGAGCAAGAGTTAAAACATCATCACAAATTATTTATCAATGCTGGATATGAAGGTACTATTGTACGTCACAGTGAAGCAAGTTATGCTATTGATAAACGTGACTCACAACTACTGAAGTATAAAGACTTTCAAGATGTTGCTCTTAAAATACTTGATGTAATACCAATGGACAAAGATACTGAACAAGGGTCTTTTATATTCACTTGGGTTGGTGCAAAAGGTCATCCTATAGGTGATGATATTTTAGGTTGTGGGATGAGATTTTCACATGCAGAACGTGCTGACATGCTCAAAAATAAAGAGAAGTATATTGGTAAAACTGCAGAGCTCAGGTTCTTTGAATTTAGTGATGAGGGAGTACCACGTCATCCTGTAGCAATTGGAATACGTTTAGATAAATAATTAAAAAATAAAAATTATGTTGATTGGTATCAGTGGTAAAATAGGATCTGGAAAAGATACTGTAGGTTTAATAATTCAGTATTTATTATTAAAAAATGAACATCCTTATTATTATAAGGATTTAAGATTTGATGAAGTAGTTGATCTTGATGATGCAGACAAAGCTCTTGATATAGCTAGTTCTGTTGAAATCAAAAAATATGCATACAAATTAAAACAAATTATAAGCATACTTACAGGTGCAACATTGACAGAATTAGAAGACCAAAGGTTTAAAGAGAGATCTATTCCAGGTTGGGGATTAACTTATAGAGAACTTTTACAAAAAGTTGGTACTGATGCAATGAGAAATCAAGTTATTGAAGATATCTGGGAAAAAGCGTTATTTATTGATTATAAATCTAAATCTAATGCATGGGTTATAACGGACACAAGGTTCCCAAATGAGGCCAAAGCAATAAAGAAAAGAGAAGGTTTAGTAATAAGAGTTACAAGAAACACATGTGGTAAATGTAAATCCATTAATACAAAAGAAGTCATATGTTATAAAGAAAATTATGTTTGTGGTCTAATATGTAATGATTGTAGTCACAACACTGATTATACTTTAGATCACGCTTCTGAAACAGGTTTAGATGAATACAAAGATTTTGATTATATCATAAATAATAATGGTACAATTGATGATTTAATAGAAAAAGTGAAAAATGTTTTAATATTGAGTAACTTTATAAGTAAATAATAAACTTATGAGTACAGAAAAAAATTTAAAAAAGCAGATTGAAGAGTTAAAAGCTACTTTAACTGGTAATATATTTAGTGATGGCGAGACCATGCAAAAAATATATGAACTGAAAAAACAATTAAATCCTAGAATTGAAAAATTTCCAGAAGAGGATGATGATGAGTGTTTAAGCTGCGGTTCATAATTAAAACAAAAACATATGAAGAATACAGTAGAATTAATAGGGTATTACGGATCTGATAAAGTACATGCTTTGTCTGCATGGACAAGTACAAGTAGAGATTTATCAGAAGAAAAAGAAGATAGAATGCCTAAGTTGTTAAACATGTTGGCAAGTGAATCACATCACACACCGTTTGAAAAGTCCATGCTTCATTTCTTAGTAAATGTGGATCAAGCAACACATATCCATTTATTAAAACATCGTATAGGTGTAAGTATAAATGGAGAATCCGCTAGATATAAAGAATTGAAAGAAGATAAAGAGTATCTACCTAGTGATTTTCCTATTAAATGGTATAAGAAATTATCAGATCAAGCAGAAGCTAACAATAAACTATATCATGAATGTTTAGCAGACTTGACTCCAATGCTAGGAAGGAAACGAGCAAAGGAGTCAGCAAGATTTTTCAAAATGATGTCTTCACAGATTACTTTAGACATTTCTTTTAATTGGAGAAGTTTTTATCATTTTCAACAATTGAGAAATTCAGAACATAGTCAAAAAGAAGTGCGAGAATTAGCACAACAGATGTTAGAATTAGTTAAGAACATAGAAGGTAACCCATTTAAAGAAACAATTAAAGCATTTAAATTATGACTGAAATAGAAAAGAAGATTCAAGAAGCAAAAAACGAAAGACAAAATATCAAAAATGATATTGCAGAAATAGAACCCATTGCCATTGAAAAAATGACAATGCTTAGAGTTAGAGAAGCTGAACTTAGAGCGATTGAATCGTTTATAGACCAATTAAATGATTTGAAAAACAAAATTGAGTAGGCTTAATTACCTACAACGTTTTGGCTATGTGTAGTGCCGACCTTGATAAATAACTACACTAACTAAAAAAGACTAAAACAATGGATAACTTAGAAATATTTGATAAAGACGGAAAGGCATTACATATAGCTGATGTTATAGGTAGTGTTTCTACACACATACATTATGACTTATCTTTTAAAGCTATGCAGTTGATGATAGATAAAGAAGACCTCACAGTTGAAGAGTTCAGAGAATTACCAGAAGTAAAAAAAATATGGAGTGCTATGGATGTAATCAAAGAGAATTACCTATAACGATTAGTGTATGAAATGTGGAGCAAAGCGGAATTTTTTATATACCGTGTTATGCTCTTTTAAATTAGATAAATATGGGAAATACATTTATAATATCAGACTTACATTTTGGACATAGAAATATGGCTTTTCATAGAGGTTTTCAAAGTGTAGAAGAACACGACCAACATATAATAGATTGTTGGAATAATGTTGTGACTAAAGGAGATACCGTTTGGATTTTAGGAGATATAAGTATGGAAAAAGCTACTGAATACCATAAGTTAGGATTACTAAAAGGGTATAAGAAGGTAGTTTTAGGAAACCATGATATGTGTAAACCTTCACATAATACAGAAATGCTTAAATATGTTAACGCTATATGTGGAGCAGTAACAAATAAAAGCAAGGGATATATATTAACTCACATACCGATACATGAATTTGAACTGCAAAGGTTTAAGAAAAACATACATGGACACGTACATGAGAACACTATAAATGATAATAGGTACGTAAATGTAAGTTGCGAGGTTATTAATTATACACCTCAGTTATTAAGTGACTTGCTGTAATTGAGCATAACGTTTTGGCTATGACAAATTCAGAACACTTACAATGGTTACATGATAGAATAGTTAATGTCTATTGTGAAAGTGAGAATGTTGATTTCTTAATTAAGTTTAGAGAAATAATTAAGGATATTAAAGACGAGGAAGACATTAAATATATCAAAGAGAATATTATGAAAAGAATCAAAAGGAAATTAAGAGCAATAATAGATATTATCAAAAGTGATAAATTTTTCTTAGCAACATTTAAGGAAGATAATGAGCTTGATTGGTGGACTGAATTTAACATTGAAAGAGATGAGTATATTGACCAACTCTAATTAATGCTAACGGTTAGTATAAAAATAGTTAATTATGGAATATAAAATACACAAAGAAAGTAAATGGGTAGAGACAAGCGAACTCTGCGAAAGAGATGGTAAAAAGGTTTATGTTGAAGTGCTAAAAGATGGTACTAAAACAGACCATTATTGTTGTGAGCATGATGGATGCACTAAACAACAATATAGAGATAAGGTAATAATTAATTGATTTTATACAATGTTGTATGTCTTTTTTAATTGCATATAACAAGTGTATAAAGAACATATATAATTAATATAAAATAACAGAAATGAAAAAACAACTAGAACAAGTAAAAGAATTTAACAAAGCATTTAAAATTGAAGATGCTGATAAGCCTAGATTGATAAATAAAGAAGAATATGATTTGCGCTGGAGGTTAATGGATGAAGAAAACAATGAATACCTTGAAGCGTGTGAACAAAAAGATTTAGTAGAAGTAGCAGACGCATTAGCTGACCAACTATACATTCTTTGTGGAACTATTCTTAAACATGGTATGGGCAATATCATAGAGGACTTATTTAACGAGGTTCACAGGTCTAACATGAGTAAACTGGATGAGAATGGAGAGC